GAACATTTAAACTAGTGAATGACGGATCGACCGTTCGCGTCTAATATTATAAAGGATGAAAATATATGACTTTACCTAAAATTGATGTGCCAATTTATGATATAACTCTACCATCAAATGGCAAGACTGTTAAGATTCGACCATTCTTGGTAAAAGAAGAAAAGCTTTTACTCATGGCGGTAGAATCAAAAGATAATGAGAACATTATAAAGACCACCAAGCAAGTAATCAATAACTGTATTATATCTGGTGATATTGACCTAGAGAAAATGCCATTTTTTGATGTGGACTACCTGTTTATCGCCCTGAGAGCCAAGTCACTCGGAGAAAAGATTGAGACCTCTTATGTCTGTAACAATATCGTAAACGATCAAAAATGCGGTGGTATATTTGAAACCGATATTGATATATCCAACTGTGTAATAGAAAAGAATGATGATATTGTCATGGATATCCAATTAAGTGGTAAGCTGTCTATTAAGATGAAATACCCATCCTATTCTATTATGAAGATGATTACAGGTAATGAGAGTAATTTCCAAAAGAAAATTCGAATTATTTCTAGCTGTATTGAACGAGTTACTAATGGCGATAAGATATATTCTAGCAAGGACTTCTCAAAAGAAGAATTAGTAGACTTTATTGAAGGTCTTACAAGTGAGCAATTTGTAAAGTTGGAAAATTTTGTAGATAACTTACCGTCTTTTGCTATTGAATCGGGTGGTGTATGCCCTAAGTGTGGATTCGAACATAAGGTTAAATACACGGACTTTACCCGTTTTTTTCAATAATGCTTGGCCATGATAAACTGATGAATCATTATAAGACTAACTTCGCGCTAATGCAGCACCACAAGTATAGTCTGACCGAATTAGAGGGAATGATTCCTTGGGAAAGATTTATCTATATCGATTTACTCAAAGAGTATGTCGCCGAACAAGACCAGAAGAACCGTGACCAAGCAGCAACATTTAAAAAGAGAAGATAAATGGCATTTAATCTAGAAAATATGACAATTGATTATAAGACCATGTTTAAAATGGTACCATCGGATCGATTGCAGGTCGCTCAAAGTGGTGCTGTTAATGATTTAATCTCTTCATTAACTCCAGGTCAATTGGCTAATTTATTTCCTAGATATTACCGTGAACAAATGCCTAGTATCGGCGGTAGTATTGGAGGAGCATCTCTAGGTGGTGCTTTATCTGGCGGAACAAATATAAACAGACCAAATAATGGCAGTAGTACGTATAGACCAAGTGATGGTGGTGGTGGTAGCACCTACAAACCAACAGTCACTCTTCCATCCAAGAGTGCTCAGGAAATGGCTGTTGAGGGTATATTGAAAAGAGAAGGCATTATAGCAAAAAAGAATATTTCGACAACTACTCCTTCTGTAGCAAGAATTATAGCTACTATCAAAGGTCAGGAATCTGGTGGAAATTATGTCATTCCAAATCTAGCAGGCGACTCATCAGCAACGGGTGCTTTCCAATTCACAAAGGGCACTTGGCAAGGGCTAACAAAACAATTTGGAATCGGAACAGAATATTCCGAAGCTAGACTTGCGCCGCCTGATATTCAAGATAAGATAGCAGAGAAATATATTGAAGATATTCTAAAAAGACATAATGGGGATGTGTCTTGGATACCTAGAGAATGGTTTGCTGGTCCAAAAGGATATCTAACTGAATTCGAACAATCAAAAAATCCAACCATGTCGCTTGAGCGTTACATTAGTAATTGGATGGCAAAATACGAAAAAAATGCTAGTATTGCTACGGAAGAATCCTCTGCTGAGAATATTAGAAAGTTAGAAGAAATTAAAGCTGAACTAGTGCCTCTATCCGATGATATTAGAAAGAAGCTGGATTCTAAAACGCTTGAAATATATGATAAGTCTGGACCGGAACAGAAATGGAATATTGAACATGCCATTACCGCTGTTGGTGTTGACAAATTTAATGAACAAGTAGAAATAATTGCAAAGACACAAGCTAATGTAGATGCAACAGCGGCAGCAATTGCTGCTATTGGTGATACTCCCAGATATTATAGCGAGAAAGATCCAAGACAATTATATAGAGGAAATAAAGCGGTAGCTGCTGATGATGAAATCTGGAATCATGTACATCCGGATTTGGCAAGAGATAGAGATCGTATCTATGCTGGCGGTGAAAAGATAAGAACTGGTGCTATTTTAGCTGCCGATGCTGCTTTCAGGTATGCTGCAACTAAAGGCGTACCTATGAGAGTTGCTGTTGAAGGCGGTGTTGATAGTCATAGTGCCAATCACCTTAAATCTGGTGTGGGCGAAGCTTTGGACATTAAACCTGGTAGAAGAGATGAAAAGGGTCGAGATGTTGGTGAAAGTAATACCTGGAAACAGTACGAACTTAATCCTATAGAAATTGCAAATGTTTCAGCTGGTGCCATTCAAAATCTACCTGGCGGTGTTGCAAGAATTGGCGTTGCTGGCCCAGATAGCTCAAGCGGTGTTCATACACAAGACACTGGTAATGAAGGGTTAGGCATACATGAAAGTTTAGGTGGTATGTCATGGGCATATGGAAGTGATCCATATGGAGCTGGACGCGGCGGGCAGCTAAGACAAGACTTGCAGTCGGGTAAAATTGGTAAAGAATATGAAGAACTAGTTAATTCATTATATGCGCCAGAACCAGCTCAGACTGCACCAGGTACAGATCCAGTTACATCGGCATTAAGTAGAGTTGAGGGTCAACCATCTGAGGCTATGCCATCTGACAACTTTCCTTTTTTACCACCTAATCCAACTCCACTACCAGTAGATATTCGACCATCTACTCAAGTAACAACTTCAGCAGCAGGCGGAAACTCTTTACCTATACCTCGATACGCAAACGGCGGTACTGTTCCAATGGCTCCTGGAGAAAACGTTGTTGGTATCAATACAACAACCGGTAAAGCTGAGTTTATGAGTAATGATAGGGAGTTATATACAAAAGATGATCAGGGCAATCTTAGAATTGATCCGTCAACTATAAAACAGAATGAACCACCACCACCTGTTCAGGTAGAAACTCAGAGAGAAGAAAAAGTTCAACAACCTGAGATAAGAAAGTCTCAGCAACCTATGCCAGCAGATACAACTGATCCAAACTTCTCAGAAACTATGACTTCTGGATCAATGGCATCATCACCATCACAATTGAGGGCGTTGAACAGAGCAAAGCTGTATAGCGAAAATAGTTCTAATCTAGTCAACGGTCACTTCTCATAATAAAAAAGGGCAGCTTTGCGGCTGCCCTTTCTACTCTCACGTTGCAATTATTCGTCTGCAAGACCCTTAAAGTAGTTAAGGTCTTCATCCTCAGTATCAAATGGCACATCTTCTGCGACAGACTTACGAGCCTTTGCAGCTTCGAAGTTTGGCCTCTGAGTAACAGCATCGGTAATCTGATCCTTGACAGGAGCATCAGCCGAGCCGAGAGTTGCACCAAGAACGTCCTCGAGCTTACGCTTGAGTTCGTCGTATGACTTGAAGTTCTTAGGATCCAGAACTTCCTTCAGAGAATGCTCGGACTTCCAAATCTTCTCAAGCTCTGCGTCATCATCAAGCAGAGGACCAGGAGTGTCAAACGATGAGGTATCGTAGTTGACATAACCAGCAACCATCTTAGAACGGAGCTTGAAGTTAGCACCAGACCAGAAGTCGAACGGGTTGAGAGGCTTGTCGCCTTCATACTCGGGATTCATGGCTGAGGTAAGCTTGTCGAAAATCTTCTTGCCGAACTTGTACAAGAAGACCTTGCCTTCGTTAGCAGGATTAGCAGGATCCTTCACCACATAGATGTTAGCAACATAGTGGAGACGGCGCTTCTGCTCACGGGCCTGCTTACGCTGCCATGAGTTTTCATCGCTTGAAGCATTCCAAAGTTGAGAGTTAAATTCGGACACAGGATCCTTTTGTCCGAGAGAGGTAAGCGAGTTCTCAATGAACCACTTACCGGTAGGGCCCTTGAAGCCATGATCGAAATAGCGAATCCAAGGAAGAGCGTCATCGCCATCTACTGCGGGTGCAGGCAGGAAGCGAAAGACCGCCATGCCGTTGCCGGCCTTATCGCGGTTGAGCTTCCAATAGCGATCATCTTCCGCACGGCCTTCGCCCTGAGGTTGATTGATCTTTTCGATTTCCTTGGTAAGACGACCAATATCGGCCGAAGACTTCTTGAGGGATGCAAAGTTTGACATTGTATGTTCTCCGTATGTTTTGTATGACATTGTATGTTAAGTATAATAGCACAGGAATCTCCCTGTGTCAAGTGTATATAGTATCCTCCACGTGGGATTTCAAGAGGTCTGCAAACTTTTTTTTGTCTAGGTCACGAAGGACAAAAGGCGCAAACTTCTTGGCTTTGAAACTAATCTTAGACCAAATGAAATCATCTGGTAGTTTAGCATCAAACTTCGGAACGAACTGGATAAAATAGTTGAGTATCACAAAGGTCTGATAAGATATAGATCCAGCCATCAGAGTCGGTATAATGTTTGGATATTGACTATCAAACCGTAAGGCGGGTTTGATATCTCCTATCGTCGCCAGTTCGTTCCGAAATACGTAAGACATGGATTGATTGGTTTTCATATAGGCTTTTGTGTTATCAAAGGCTTCATCATCAAGGAGGTCACCAACCCATGTCTTATCTTTTAGTAAGTTGGCTACCAAATGATCCTGTATGTTATCGCAGTTTCGTGCCAACTTTTCAAATTGGAATCTGTCTCTTCTTGAGAGATAAGTTTCCTTGCTAACGTGTCTTGTCTTACCATTATACTTGAAATAATCGTAAGAGTCAAGATTAAAATGGTTTTTCAAAGCAAGATAGAGACAGAATGTTTCATATCCACTTAGTCTTGCCATTCGTCAATCCAAGTTGTTGGAACAGCATAACCACCGCC